CAACCATTAGTACCCAGTTCCATTACTTTGTATAAACGGTCTGCCATACTAGATCACACGAGTTTTCTCATGTCCAACACGAATCTTTGGATCACACCATATCTCATATCCTGCTTCTTTCGCATCTAGACAGAAAGAAACATCTTCACCACACATGTCCTGTACATCACCAGACTCGAAGACTTGCATCTTTGGAGCAAACCAAGGATACTTCATCTCTTTATTTTCAAAGACTCCATTCTTAATGAGAAGCCAACCAAATCCTGTGTAGTCAACTGTGAAAGGTTTTCTACGACGAGAGATAGACTCAATAGTCTCGTGATTCATAACTCCGCCATTCTTAGCAAAGTCATCTTCTTCTAACCAATGTGCAACCGATGTAGTCTTTCCATCTTCTGTGCAATACCAACCAGCAGCAATGTCCTTATCCATCCATACGAGACGGTAGAACTTCTCTGTGTCAAATACTATATCGGAGTCAATCCAAATTTGATAGTCATATTTTAGTTTTCCATCCCAAGGTATCTGGTCTGGGCCTCTTAAAACGTTTGCGCCCAAGCACTTGCAACGTGCGAAGTTGACCATCGAAGAGTAGTCTTGGGAGATTTGGATACTAGATCCATTTTGAACAAGGTCAAAACATAGTTGAACGAATGCTTTCAAGAAGATATATGATACTCCTCTTCCAGGCAGACAGAAAACAAATGCTTTTCCTTTCGCTAATTCCTTTGCCTTTTCTAAATCAAAGTCATCTTCGACCTTCTTAGTTTTAGGGGCATTAGCTTTTACTGTAAATCCTTTTGCCATAACTTGTAATCAGTACATAGTAAGTATACCACGGTCAAATCAATTTGTCCATAGTGTTATATTATATATCAGCTTTAATTATGGATTTCTTTTATAAATTCTTGACTATTTTTAGGCCCTAACAGCATGCCCTGATTGTATATTTCACCAACAGCATGACTATTAATCGCAATATCACCCGCTACAGATATTCTTTTCTCTTCTGTTAGGAAATGAGGGTATGTGGCATGTAGTAATTCAGAAGGAAACAGCAACATATGTCCCTCATTGTACTGTTTTTCTAATTTCCAATTAACTTTACGGTGTTTTCCTGTTATATCTGAGTAACTTAGTACGAAATCACCCGCCTCTGGGTGCATTGTATCGGGTATTTCTTGTTCAACCTTTGCAGCATACGGTATTTTTAACCAAATTACGAAAGAAAATACGGCATCATGGTTATGTAATGATTGATATTGACCAATTCCAGTATTATTTACCCAAAATTTCTGAAAAGTAAGGTCATGAATGTGTGTTGACTTGCATACTGTGGGAAATCCCCACTCTTTTATGTACTCGCCAACTACATTATTGAGTACGCCCTTCTGAAATCGATGATCATCATCAATTAACATCCATTGTTGCTTGACGCAATCGGGTTCATACTTCTCTAGGAGATGATAAAGATGATCTAAGTGTTCTTTTTCCAATTCTACGTCTAAAATACCGTAGTTTGGCAACACTTTTTTGTCAATTTTCATTTTTAACTACTTTAATTTCTTCTTGTAGTAGTTCATCATCAGGATAATGCGTAAAATACGCTCTTAAAAACTCTAATTTATGTTTTAAGTCCGTTTCCTGAACATCGGACATAACTTTCTCATCGCCAATAAAGACGTTATAAGTATTCATCTTCCCATACTGCCATCATGTCTTCTAGATCCTTCCGTATATTCGGATGATACATCAGATGGGTATCGTTTTCGAGTCGGAATTGCAGTGATTCATATAGAAGTTCCAACTCGCTTACATCCAGATCAATATTCATCTGCGAGTAACCAATATTTCACTCTATCTATAAAATTCAAATCTTTAACCTTTCTCGGTATTTTGCACGACCAGTAACAACTTTCTCCATTTGTCTTTCACTATAATGACCAACGTAGTATCCTTTAGCCTCTAATTGTTTAGATGCATTATCAAGGGCTGTTATTCTTTGTACCATTACTATAGTATACATCTCATCTGTTTTACATAGTAACCAGATATCTTTTCCCTTTTGATTCAGAAACGTGTTGAGTCCATCGACGCCGCCGCCCATATTAGCTTGGTTTATATGATCTGCATTACTCTTAGCAACAACTAAGACGACATCATATGTGTCATCAAAGGCATCTACCTCTTTACTTACTGCCTCCCAAAAGTCATATGAACAAAAGTAATCATATACTTTCACATACTTAATTTTACCATCATCCTTAGCCTTCTTTGCAAAAGGACAACGAGCGCCTTCATAGACAGTATCTGTACCAATATGATCTTTATCGGTTTCTGCTAACCAAGTAACCCAATCATTAGTAAAGTCCTCAAGGAAATCAAGAACGTGTCCCATTAGAAACTAGCCTCCTCATACTGTTCTAATTCTTTTTCACTAACCTCGCTATATGTAATATCATCCCACTAAGAGTGATACAACCTGCCCCATATTACTTTAAACTCATCCTCGTTTAGATTCTTAAACAAACAACGTTCCTTTAAGTAGATATGGTAGGTTTTCATTTTTTCTTTCGTACAGGTACTTGCATTTTCCATGAACCGCCATCCAGTTCAACCATATCAAAGTTCTTATCAAAGTAGGCCTTTCTTTTCTTTGCCTCTGCTTCTCTCTTATTTAATTCTGTTTCACGGCCAGGTTCAGGTTGAATCTCGCCATAGTGGTGATCTTTATTCTTTATATCCAAATACTCTAATATAAGGTCATCTATCATAGAGTATAGACTATCCCATGTAAGACGAATCCTTGCATCTACAGCAATTTCATCTATATCATCGGCATTAAGCCATTCACCTTTACTAATCTCCTTAGAGTAGTCTCCACCTTGAGAGAGTAACTTTGCTCGGATCTCAACCAACTCATTTAAGTTGAATGTAATCCTAATGTCATTGTCTTGTGCGCTCATGGTTAATCGAAATCAATGCCTCTTTCATCTACACTAACACCTCTATCATATAGATCAGGTAAGTGTTCTTCTATCCAGTGATCTTTATTCTCAATATTTGCAGCCTTAACATAACGCATAATATGTTCATCTACTTGATGGTAGATAGGATGTAAGTTTAAATCCATATTAATATCATGTGCTATGTCCTGTATCTGTGCCTCAGTGAAGCAATGATCAGGATGAGTAAGATTACACGCAGGTATTCTCTTCTCTATTAACTCATTCAAGTTAATACGAATCTCGTAGTCTCTGTAAACTGGCATTTCTTTTTTTAATAGAACCCTTATTACTTATGGTTCTATTATATCACAAATACTCCCATCTATCAACAGCCTATGTCGTTTACCCGTGGACTTTGCCCTTGCACTCGCACTTTTATATGCAAACGCTTCATTATGCATATAGGATAAGTGGTGCCATTTACCGAATTGATCCTGCCACTCTATATCAACCTTGTGCATTTTTTTTATACCTGAAAAATATTTTGAAATGGAATAATATATAGCTCTCGCTTTTGGTTCGTTGTAGGTTAGGGACTTAAGCGCTTTTATAACACGGCCATCGCACATCAGGGAGCAGCAAACCTCGAAGCAATCATCTGCTCATTTGCTATATTTTATTATATCATATTTGTGCTCTTAAGTAAAGCAAATGCTCATGCATGAGTTTGAGCAATTTAGTGTGGCATATTGCCATGCCTTAAATGTAGCAAATTAATTAAAATATGTATATTATAAAATGTAGCAAATGTATTGGCATATATGCCGCCTTATGTAATATTTAATAATGGCATATTGCCTTATATTAAATGTAGCAAATAGATGTATATATTGCCATGCCTTAATTATCATTTAGTGGCATATAATATGTGTATATAAAGTTGCTCAAATGGCATGGCATATATGTGTGCCTTAATTGTTAATTAGTGGCGGCATATATGTGTATATTAAATGTAGCAAATGTGCCTATAATATATGTGCCTTATATGTTATTTAATATGAGTATATTATATTATATTAAATGTAGCAAATGTGTATATAAGTGCCTGCCATTAAGTGTTATATAAGGGGTGCCATATAAGGGGTCTTATATGTAGCAAATGGCATGCCATATATGCGTTTCTTAAATGTAGCAAATAGTTGTATATATTATATGCCTTATATGTAGCAAATTGATTGCATATATGTGCTGTGGAAAATGTAGCAAATAGTCATATAGATTGCCTGCCATTAAGTGTATATAAGCGGGGTCTATATAAGCGCTCCTATATGTAGCAAACTGTGTGGCGCTTATATGTTAATTAGTATATGCTATTCTCATCCTTAAATGTAGCAAACTGGTGCGGATAATTAGTTGCTCAAATAGGTAATAAAAAAGGGGGTCTATATGTACCCCCCGTATATGGCAGTTGTTTATACAAACTGTTTTTAGATAAGTGTAGCAGATTTGGTGTTAATCTTGCCTCTGTTTGTGTTAGTTCTGATGCCTTTAGTTTGTGTAAACCAGCAGTCAGATTTGCGAGGTTTGTTAGCAGGTAGTCTTACATATTTGATCTTATTTTGTGTATCTAAGATCTGTAAATCTAACCTTGTTAATGTGCTCAAATCAGTAGGTAATTGCATGTGGAAAAATGTTAATGAACTGTGGAAAAGTGTGAGAGGTTTGCTTAAACAACCTGTAAGGATTGCTCATTACAAAGTATCATCCCGTCCCAAAACATTAGCGTTTCTTTGTTCTTACCTACGAACCAAACAAAGTTTTTCTGAAACACTCTAGCACCACGATTAACTTCACTAAGTAAAGCATTTAAACGAGATTTTGTCGTTACTGTTTCATATCCACATGAGTCTAATTTGACTGCTTTAGTGTTATGATCGTAAGACGCAATTTCATGCCCGTGTAGTGAAATAGTAGAACAATTTGAATTCTCGTTGTAGCAAACTGTTGTATTGGATTTGCTCCAATTAGTCTTGCTGATTACAGCGGTGTTCATTGCTCTTTCTATTTTACGCATAAATGTGCTTTAATGTGTTTACTCTATTATAATACACGATTTTGGCACAGTATGGGGCAACCTTGTGCCACTTCTCTCACCGTCACACACTAATTATAAACAACTCGTACACTCTTATTATATACTATTTTCCTAAATATGGCAGTGAGTTTGCTACATTTAGTGGGTTTATATGGGTTCTGAGATATACACGCAATGTGCTTGACTTTTCCGAGGATTTGTGTTATAATGCACGCCAAGATACCTATAATTCGCTACATTTAACAACGAAAGTTACGAAAGAGATAGAGCACACAACTACGTTTATTTAACCATTTATTTAATATACTTAAATGGCATACTTTTCCACAGTTTGAGCATATTAATGTGGAAAACTAACGCATAATTGTTGATAACTTATATACGTTAATTACACGAAGCACGTTATAACTTAGTAACCCTTATTGTCTCTCTGTAGATAACATATTTTGTCTAACAGATTGAGCAACATAGTGTAAATATTGCCCGACTCATTAACATTTACGTCATCATATTCTTTGAGCATTGTTAATACTAACATCTTCAACATTGATAACTCTTGAGCATTAAACTCTGAGTTAATTAACCTCTCTAATTGTTCATGGGTCATAACTAATTGCCTCCAATTCTATAACATAACCATCATAACTATTATCCTCGTAATTATCATCACTATCCGTTAATCTGTTTATGAATGCTTCACTTGACTCTTGGCACATTTGTTTAATTAGTTGCTCTTTGTCCATCACGATTGCCCTCCTACGTTATTACTTTTACAGGCAATTTGTCCCAAGTTCTCTACATATACCTCCTTAACTCTCTCATACAAATTATCATCCAGTTCAAGCAATTCCCTCCAATTCCATTCACTAGGGTTTACACAGTTTGCTTCATTTACTGTAAAATCTAATGTTACACGATAGCGAGTAACTTTGTCTGTTGATTGTGTTAGCGAGGACATAGGAATAAGGAGCGAAGGTGATAACTAATTCTAACAGATATTTGATATTTGTCAACACTTAGTTCGTCTTATTACTGATTCTTCGATATTATTTAGTGGGGAAACTATGTCAGGTTTATGTATATTAATAGGACTTACAGTTAGTGTTACTTAAGATCCACTAAAATGCCCGTATGAGTATTATAAATTCGGCGGCGTTTGCCTCAAAGGGACTAACAATAATGAGAGACGAATAAAGACGAGTAAATGTTAATTAGTGTCAATAATCTCTGAATTCCAATCAAGCAAACTCTCATCAAATATTAGGACTTCATTAATAACGTCAGGCACCCATTTTCTCGGTGATTGTTGACATTTAAGGCGTAATGTTACCTCGTATTCTTTATACTCTATCATTTGATTTGCCTGAATGATTGATACTTTCTAAACGGATTCTTTCTATCTGGATGTATAAAATCAGAACCAGATTCCAATACGTTTGCTACACCTATACGAGTATTTGTTCGTATATTGTAAGTATTAGATAGCATCATTGCTGCTAATACAATGTAAATAACATTTTTCATTAGAAATTGCCTCTATTAGGATTAACAAGTGTGCTGGCACTATCTAATACATTAGAAGTGACATTACGAGCAATAGTTCTTACATTAAGTG